CAGCGGCTATACGGACAACAGCCAGGTGATTATCACGCTTGGCGAAAACGACGAAGCCTTTCCGCAGCAAGCCACGCCCGATATTCGCATCCGCACTATGCGGCCTCCGAATGACGAGTGGACGATGCAGCAGTACGACACTAATACCTGGGAGCCGATACCAACAGTAGGGACGGGGCTTGTCATCTCACTGACGCTCGCGCCAACGTATGAGGGTTCGCCGGTTTACGCGGCATCGTCGGTCGCTGTTGTTGCTGGAGGGTCTGGGTATTCCGTGGGCGAGTGGTTTTATGTGGAAGCAGTAGAGTCCGGGGTTGAGACCGAAGAGTCAGTCTATGGTGCGGAGTTGTTGATCACGGCCGTTGGACCTGGAGGCGAGGTTACTGGCATCGAAATCCAACAAGGCGGCCAATTCGCTGGCGTCGACACGGGGGTAATCCACAGCATCGAGTTCGGCGCGTGGCGTGGTGCATACCGGAAGCGTGTCGGACAGGCGTGCAACGTCACGGTGGCGATCACGCAGGAACCGCCGAGCGAGGGGGGCGGTGCGATCATCAGCGCCGTAGTCCAGACCGATCCAACGAAAAACGGTTTTGGAGCCATCACCGGGCTGACGGTGGTGAACGGCGGCGAAAATTATGTGGCTCGGTGCTGCGGGAACCCGCTGCCATGATTCGCTGCCGACTGCACCACCTGGAGCAACGCTGCCGCGAGCGTGGTTACACGATGGACGAGGTGCGTGCCTGCATTGTCAGCGAGGACGAGGACGGCGACACCATCACGGTGGACGAGACGCATCCAGATTTCCCGCGAGCGAAGCACCCGAGCCTGCTCCAGAAGGCCGCCAACTTCGCCACCTCGGCTGCGCGCCATGTCGCCGCCGGAATGCCGCAATGCACCCAGGAGCAGATCGACCAGCGATTCGCCGTCTGCAAGCAGTGCGAGCATTTCGACGGCAAGGCGTGCCGCCAATGCGGATGCCCCGTCGTGCGGGAAAAGCAGTTAGTCAGCAAGTTGTCTTGGGCCAACGAGAAATGCCCGACCGGGAAATGGGGTCCGGTGACCGGTTGACGGATACCGGATCCATGCGAGCCTGCGGAGGACCACCATGCGGAGGCACACGGATGGCAAAGGCAAAGGCCACGCTCGCGGACGCGCTGCACGCGGCGGCAAAGGCAGCGGAGGACCGGCCAAAGAACGGCGTGTTGCCATGGTATCGGCGGCTTCCGGCCGAGCGGCTCGCCGAGCTGGAGGAGATCCGCGACCGATACGAACGCGGCGAGTTCGGCCGGCTTACACAGTGCCAGGCCGCGGAGGTGATTCGGTTGTGGGGCATGGAGCACGGGCTGGACATTCCGAAGCGATGGACGGTCGTGCGATGGCTCACGCGAAACCACTGACCGACAAGATGCAGCAGGCCGCCATCAAGGCGGCTGCCGACGCCGCGCCGCCGGCCGACGCGGAGCAGGTGAAGGTCCGCACCGAAGGGGCCGCCATCGAGGCCCGGTCGTGCTCGCGGACGATCCGCACGGTCGAAGACCTCCTGCGGCACATCGAGGCCGACATGACCCGCTACGAAGTGGCGGCGAGCGAGGCCACGAAGTGGGAGGGGATGTCGGCTGACAAGGAGACGGGCCGGCCGATCGTCACCGAGCTCTTTCGGGTGTTCGTGCGGCTGCGGCCGAAGGCCGGGCCGAGCGTCCGCGAATGCGTCGAGGCGATGATCGAGGCGGCGAAGGGGGAGATCAGGCGGCCGAAGCTTCCGAAGCACAAAAAGACCGCGGGAGAGCTGTGGAGCGTCGTGGTGATGAGCGACCTCCACATGGGCAGCCGATCGTGGCGACACACGACAGGTGCCGACTACGACCTGAACATAGCGAGCAAGCTCGTTTCGTCTGCCGCGTCGCGGCTTATTGCGTCTGGAAACAGGCTCGGCATCTGCCGCCGCTCGATCGTGCTTGCCGGCGACACGCTGCACTTCGACACCGTGCTCGGGACTACGACCGGCGGCACATACCTGGACCGGGATTCCAGGCTGCAAAAGACCATAGACGTAGCCTCGGCCTCGATTTTCGGCGTTATCGAGCAGTCAGCAGAAACAGTGCAGACGGATGTGCTCATCGTCCCCGGCAATCACGACTCCGCGCTTAGTTTCGCTCTGCAAAAAATACTTCTTGAGCGATACAGAAACGACGCCAGGGTTTCGGTGAACAAGGAGTTCACGACCAGGAAGTACATGACATTCGGCGGCAACCTGATCGGCGTGACTCACGGCGACAAGGCCAAGAAGAAGCTGGCCGGCATCATGGCGCTGGAGGCTTCCGAGTTGTGGTCAAAGTGCCGTCACCGCGAGTGGCACGTCGGGCACCTCCACCACCAGGCGGCCGAGATCAGCACGATCGACGGAGTGATCGTCAGGACGCACCCGACGATCGTCCCGCCAGATGCGTGGCATGTGGAGTCAGGCTTCGTTGGCGCTGAACGTGCTATGCAGGGCTTTGTTTACTCGCGTGCCGGTGGGCTGGCTGAAATGCACATGGCATATGTGGGCAGCGAACATGACTAAAAAGACGCATGAGCAGCAACTTGCAGAACGACGCGAGGCGTACCGAAACCTCCCGCCCGACGTGTATGCGGCGAGGCGTGCAGCGGAAAACGCACGCCAAAAGCGCAAGCGAATGAGCGAGACACCAGAAGAACGGGAGCGTCGTCTTGCGCCGATGCGCGAGCGGGCACGGATTAGGCTTCTGAATGAAACGCCCGAGCAACGAAAAAAGCGGCTTGCTTACTTCAAGAAGTACAAGCCGAAGTACACGCAAGCAAACAAAGCACGGATCAAAGAGACTTCAAGGGCTTACTACGAAGCCAACAAAGAGAGGATCATAAGTCACGGGAAGGAATACAGAAAACAAACTCGACAAGCTGCCGCAGGGAGGGAGCGACGTAAACGCAAGCAAAATGCGGTAATCGCAATTGCTTCGCGGCTGCGTTGCCGGTTGAGGTCTGCGTTGGCATCGCGAGGCAACGCAAAGGCTGCGTCTACTTTCTCGCTTGTCGGATGTTCTCCGATCGAACTGGCTCGGTGGATTGAATTGCAATTTGAGCCTGGCATGGGGTGGGACAACAGGAGTAAGTGGCACGTTGACCACATAATTCCATGCAACGCTTTTGATCTTTCAGACGATGGCCAGCAGGCTGTCGCTTTTCATTTCACAAACCTTCGGCCTTTGTGGGCTTCGCTGAATATCGCAAAGCGAGACAAGGTGCCTGTTTGCCAGCGGCGTTTCGTCTGGACGCTCAAAGACATTGCAGAGGCGAGGGAGAGGCTTGGGCTTATTCAGCACAACAGCGGAGCAAGGAAATGGGCGAGGGTCATATGAGCTTTGAAGAATCCAACCGCATCATCCGCGAGGCCGTGGCGGCCCGCATGGCGGCCACGCCGGCCGACGATCCGAAGCTGGACGGCTACAAGCCGCATCCGCTCGCCGGCTGCCAGCCGGCCCAGGCCGCCGCCGCGGCGGTGCTCGCGGACGTGTGGCGGGAGCCGGAGGTGGGCTGCACGGCGTGCGAGGGGAGCCCGTTCGTGGCCAAGGCCCGGACGCTGGAGTCGGCCCAGCGGGCCACGGCCGAGGCCGAGCCAGTGACGCTCGCGGACCTGCCAGCGGAGTTTCTGGAGCGGATCAAGGGCATGGAGATCAAGCCGGCCACGCCCACGGCGAAGGCCGAGTTCACGACGCAGATGGTCGGCAGCACGATGGACCCGCAGCAGCTCGAGGCGGCGTGGGCCGGGATCAAGGCCCGCCGTGACGAAACGATGGCCCGCATCCGCGGGGAAGCGGAGCCGATCGAGCGTGTGCAGATCACGCCGCCGCAGCGGCCGCGGATCATCGGCCTGACCGGCCCGGCCGGGTGCGGGAAGACATTCGTGGCCAGCATGGTGCCCGATGCCATGGTGATCGGCCTGTCCGACCCGATCTACACCGCCCTCGCGTCGATCCTCGGCATCCCCGAGACCGTCTTGCGGCAGCGCGCCACGAAGGAGCGGCCGATCGAGTGGCTGGGCAAGTCGCCGCGGCAGCTGCTCCAGACTCTCGGCACCGACTGGGGGCGGACGCTCGTGTCCGAAGACCTTTGGCTGCGGATTGCCAGGCGGCGGATCGAGGAACTGACCGCCGCCGGAACGACGACCGTCGTGATCGCCGACGTCCGCTTCGACAACGAGGCCGCCATGGTCCACGAGATGGGCGGCGAGGTCTGGCTGGTGGACCGCCGGCCGGCCACGGAGACCGCCCCTCACGTGAGCGAGGCTGGCGTATCCGATTACGAAATCAACCGCGTCATCGACAACACCGGCACGCCGGACGAGACGCGGCGGCACGTGCTGGCGGCGCTCGCCGGCTGAATCACAGGACCGATCACCGGGGCCACACTGCGGCCCGAGCCACAACTGGACACCCGTACAATGATGGCAGAAGGACCGCGGACGTGAACACCCGAGAGAGTTCGCAGTTTCGGTGTACGGCCCGCGGCCGCGAGGCCGTGGCATGCGCCGGCGAGGCGGCCCAGCACGTCCACGTGACCACGAGCTCGCGCGTCGGCATCGGTTCGATCACCAGCCGGCCGCCGGAGAAGTGGGACTTCTGGCAGCGGCTCGCCCTGGAGTTGGCCGGGGCTGGCGACCCGTCGCGGGCTGTCGTGCCGTTCTGCACAGTCGCACAGGCCAAGGAACTTTTCCAGAAAGGACTCGTCAAGTGAACGTCGAAGCCCCTGTCGCCGCCGCAGCGAACGTCGATGGCCTGACGGCCAAGATCACCGCCTTCCTGACCACGGCCAAGTCGGCCGCCGCCGACGGCCTCACGTGGGCCGAGTTCGGCGACGTCATGCTCTCCCTCCTGCGGCTGGTCGTGTCGTCGCTCGACACGGTCAGTGCCATGACCGGCAGCCAGAAGAAGGCGTTCGCTCTATCGGCCGTCGAGTCCCTCTTCGATGCCGTGGCCGACAAGGCCGTCCCGCTGCCGCTGTGGCCCGTCTGGTTGCTCGTGCGGCCCGCGGCCCGATCGCTCGTCGTGGCCCTGGCCAGCGGTGCCTTGGAGCAGGTGCTGACGCTCACGAGAAAGGCCGCGGCATGAGCGGAGTGATCGAGCAGATCCGCACGCTCCGGGAGTGGTCGCCCCTCCTGGGATACGCCCGGCGGTACGCCGCCGCGGCGGATGCCGCCGCCCAGGCCCAGGTGATCGCGGACGGGCTGGAGTGGGCCGCCTCGCGGACGGCCGGCCGCCTCGACGACCGGCTCGCGGCCCGGATCGGGGCCGTGCTGCGGACCCCGCAGGGTGCCGACCTCGTCCGCGAGATTCTTGCCGTGCTGGACTCACTTCCCCAGGAGCCGAACCCGTGACCGCCCTGCCCTATCTCCAAGCCGCCGCCGGCGTGGCACTCGTCGCCTACGGCGTGGCCGTGGCTGTTCAGAAGTTCCGGTCGCGCCCTGCGGCGGAGCGTGCCCCTGTGGACGACCTGCGCCTGGTGATCGACCTCGCGGCCCGGCTGCGGGACAAGGGCCATCACGCCGCGGTCGCCGTGTGCGAGCAGCTGACGCATGAGCTCCTGAAGCCCAACGACCCGGTGAAGCCGTGAGGCCGATCGTCCCGCTACTCCTGGGGCTGATCCTGCTCTCCGGCTTCCTGCCGGCGGGGAGGGAGACCGTCAGCACCGGGCCGGCCACGGCGGCTGTGTACGTCTACGAGAAGGACGACGGCGGCGTGCCCGCCTACGTGACCGTGGCGATCAACAAACTGAACCGCGAGCGGAAGGTGGTCGCCACGCTGCTCGAGGATGACACGACCGACGGCGACGGCGACGTGCCGGAGCAGTATCGCTCCGCCCTGGATGCGGCCCGCAAAGCGGGGCTACCGGCGGTTGTCGCCCTCGCGGGCCGGACGGTGATCCGGGTGACGCCGCGGCCGGGGAGCGAGGCGGCGGTGATGGAGGCCGTGCCGTGATCGACATCCACCACGGCGACTGCCGCCAAGTGATGGCGACCCTCGACGCCGCGAGCGTTGACGCCATTGTGTGCGACCCGCCCTACGGCTTGTCGTTCATGGGCAAGGAATGGGATTCCTTCAAGCCCGGCGACATTGCCATGCGTCGCAATCCGGCGATGGACGCCGTGAACGCCGGTGCGTCTCGGCAGGGAGGCAGGCAGCGGGCTTGCTCCGACTATCAGAAGCGGCAGCGGCGTGACATGCTGGCGTTTCAAGAGGCAATGGAAAGCGTGTTCCTAGAAGCTCTCCGCGTGGCGAAGCCCGGCGCGCACCTGCTCGCGTTCGGCGGGACTCGCACCTATCACCGGCTTGCCTGTGCCATCGAAGACGCTGGCTGGGAGATTCGGGACTGCGTGATGTGGGTCTACGGCAGCGGCTTCCCCAAGTCGCACGATGTGAGCAAGGCGATCGACAAGCGGGGCGGAAACGCGCACTTGACTGCTGAGATTGGGGCCGCTCTTAAGGCAGCGAGAAAGGCTCGCGGCATCAGCGCAACAGAAGCGGACCGCACTTACTGCGGTGGCGTCACGCTCTGGTCTTGGTACGAAGGCCGTCCGGCTGGGCAGCAGTTACCGGCTGCCGATGTGATGGCAAAGGTGGCCGCCGATTGGCCGGAGCTTCGGCAATACGCAGACCTGGTTGCCGAAGCCGAGCGTGAGGTAGTGAGGCAACAGCAACAAGGCAGGCTGGCAGTCGCGCCTGGACAACACAACGACCGCACCACGACAACGCTAGACATCACCGCCCCCGCCACCGACGCCGCCCGCCAGTGGTCCGGCTGGGGCACTGCCCTGAAGCCCGCCTGGGAGCCGATCATCGTGGCCCGCAAGCCGCTCGTCGGCACCGTCGCCGAGAACGTGCTGACGCATGGCACGGGGGCGATCAACGTGGATGGGTGCAGGGTGGGGATGTGTGACGCAGACCGCGAGGCTATCTCGTCGGCGTCGTGGGATTGCCGGCGTCTTGAGAGAAACGCCCTCTCGGCATACGGCGACGATGGCACAGTGAAACCGATGGTGGCGCATCCATCCGGCCGCTGGCCCGCGAACCTCATCCACGACGGCAGCGACG